AATGAGGAACTGCCTATAGCTGGGTCAGGTATCAACTCAACTACTGTGTATGGCCTTTTTGAATTTCCAGTGCCTACAAGAGTTCCTGTTACTGGAGTAACGGTTTCATCAGCTAGTCACTTTACAACATCAAGGCCATCAACAGGAAATATTGTGGCAACGGCCATTGCTTTTCGTAGTGGTGGTTCACAGTCTGCGTCCATAAACCTGACTATTGCATCTGGTGGTGTCGCAGACATTCCTTACTTTGTATTTGCAAACAATGCTTCCGCAAGAATTGTTTTTAATGGAGCCGAACTATGAACGAGCCAACTTGGAAGCTAATCAAAGACCAAATCTCTCAACAAGAAAATATTGTTTGGCGTGAATGGCCTGATGGTCGTCAAGAGTCATGCCTTGTGACCGCTGAAGAATATGTCAAATGGCTTGAGGCTGGCAACACACCAGAGCCAGCAGATGAGGCGACAGGGTGACCCCGCTGGAGGCCAGACTCGACACGCATGAAGCTGTGTGTGAGCTGCGTTACGACAGCATCAATGCCAGACTCAAGCGCATTGAGCAGATCTTGATCGGCAGTTGTGCCGCCATCATTGGCATGTTGTTGACTCTGGTGCTGAAGCTGTGATGTGGATCCAATCAGCATCTGCCTACTTGCGGCTGGCTTGGTCAAACAGATCCAAGCTGGGTGCGAGCTGTACAAGCAGGCTAAAGAATCTTTTGTTGAGATCAAAGCCACTGCTGATGAAGTCATTGCAATTGGCAAAGAGGTGCGTGGTTTCTGGAGCCAGCTCCTTGAGTTCTTTGGCAGTAAGCCTAAAGCTCAAGCTGCAAAGCCTGCTGTCAAGTCTAAGAAGTCTGCCTATGTCGCTGTTGACGAGACTCAAGTCAAAGTTGACATCGTCAAAAACCTGACCGAGTTCTTCAGACTGCAAGAGCAGTTGGCTGCACACATCAGGGAGGAAGAAGAGAAGAGCCTCACAGTCTATGACCCAGATCAGAACTTGATGGAGGCCGCACTCAAAAGAGTGATGGCACAGCAAGAGATGGACAGGCTGGTGGTGACGATCAGAGAGACCATGGTGTACCAGTCACCGCCAGAGATGGGTGCGCTGTACAGCGAGGTCTTCAAGATGAAGGATGTCATCTCAGAGGAACAGGAAAAGGCAAGGCTGAAACAGGAGGCACAAAAGCGGGAAGCAGCATGGCAACTCAGGCAAGAGGAAAGAAACCTGCAAGCAAAGCTGGCGGCAGTAGTAGCGACTACTTCATTCCTCCTTTACCTGTGGCTGTGGTTCAACCTCGTCAGTCGTTGGGGGAAGAGTTGATGGGCTGGATCGCTGCATGCGTGTTGGTGGCTCTGCTTCTCCCGCTGGGTGCAATGCTTTACCTCGACATCTTGGAGGCCAAGCATGAGGTCAAACAAGAGGTAGAGAAGGTTCAAAAAATGAGGCGTGAAATTGAACAGGAGAAACGTAAAAATGACAAGACATGACATATCAGTTCTGGCGACTTGGGTGTTTGCTTGCATGGTCTGCATCATGCTGACTGCTTGTGAAGATCGCTTTCGTTACCCTTGCCAAGACCCTGCCAACTGGGAGCTAACTGAATGCAAGCCTCCTGTTTGCACCGCCACAGGCACATGCCCTGATCAACTTACCAAACCAGAGAAGGAGTCCAAGTGATGGCAACCATCGGATACAAACCAAACAATCGCCTGTCCCCAGAAGAGATCGAAGCACGAGTGTGGGCATGGGTGATCTTTGTGATCTCCATCATCTTGCTGGGTTCATGCTTCAGCTTTATCTACTCAGTGACGTTTGTGACTCAGCCTATGGTTGGCATGGCTCCGATAGATAAAGTCTATACAAAGATGATCAACGATATTATGCTGCTTTGCACTGGCGTGCTGGGTGGCGTGGCTGGACGCAAGGCGGTGTCTGCTGCTGTGGCTACTGCTACTGCCAAAGCGGAGGCTACTGACAATGATCCTGAACCTAAACTGGAAGCCAAAGAATGAGTCTGTTCAACCCATGGGTACTGCTAGGTATCGTCCTAGCTGTTCTTGGTGCAGGTACGAGCGGCTATCTCAAAGGCGGTGCAGATGAGTTTGACCGCCAGCAACTGGAGATTGCCAGGTTAAACGAAGAGGCACGAGTCAAGGAACAGGCGCTTGTCACTGCTGTCCAGACGCAAGCAAATCAATTGGTGAAAGCTGAAAAACATGCAAAAACTATTTCTCAAAAGCGCAATGCTGACATTGACTCTGGTACTTTGCGGTTGCGGATCCCTGTCAAGGCCACCTGCCCAACCGTACAAGCCACCGACAATCCCACCCCTGCCAGCGGAGATAGCATTCAAGCAACAGCCGAACTTGACAGAGAGGTTGCTAAATCTATTGTCGCCATCACAGACCAAGGAGATGCCAACACAAGGCAACTCAACGCCTGTATCGATGCCTACAACGAAGCCTACCAAACCATGAAAGGAACCCCATGAACGCAGAGCAACTGGCGCAAGCCTTGAAGATGACCCCAGTAAAAGCAGAGGAGTGGATAGATGCAATCAATGAAACTTTTGATCGGTTTGAAATTAACACACCTGAGAGACAAGCTTGCTTCTTGGGGCAGTGCGCTCACGAGTCGGCTGGATTCACTGCGCTCAAAGAAAACCTCAACTACTCAGCAGAAGGCTTGACTAAGGTTTGGCCTAAGCGGTTCCCATCATTGGACGTTGCCCAGCCATACCACCGCAACCCAGAGAAGATTGCCAACAAGGTCTATGCTGATCGCATGGGCAATGGCAATGAATCATCTGGCGAAGGGTTCAAGTACCGTGGTCGTGGCTTGATCCAATTGACTGGCAAGGATAACTACACAGCGTGTGGTGAAGCATTGGGTGTTGACCTGGTAGAAAATCCAGATCAGGTGTCCAGCCCACAATATGCTGCCTTATCTGCTGGTTGGTTCTGGGATAAAAACAAGCTGAATCAGTTTGCTGATGCCAACGATATGACCACCTTGACCAAACGAATCAATGGTGGAACCCATGGCATGGAAGACCGTGTTGCACGGACTCAGCATGCCTTGGATACCTTGATGGCTTAATCTTGGCCTAGTAGCCAAGTGTGGAAATCAACAGGGGGTTTGCCAGTGGTTTGACACTGCTGGCAATACTCCCTGTATTCCTTATCCAGCTTCTCCCAGTCCGTTAGATTCATCTTCTTTCTCCTCAAGCTGTGCGCCCAGTCTCTTCAAGCGCAGTTGGTAATCCCCAAGCAACTTGGCCTTATGCTCAGGGTTGATCTTGTTAACCTGATCCTCGTTTGCCTCTTTCAGCTCCCGAAGCTTAGTCATTTTTGTGCGGGTTGCCAAGGTTGATTTCTCTACTTTGTCCCGCAACTCGATAGTCTCATTGACATACGATTCTGAGTCAGCATATTGGCGTGACTCTTTGCCTGGTATCGTGAGGGTGTAAGGCAGTGTCACTGCTGGCGCTGGCTTGATGGCATCCAATGGGTTGGCTGCTGGCGCTTGACGGCGGCTACCAGCATTGCCATCGTCATCTTCTGGAGCGATGCCACAGGCTGACATCAGGCTGTATCTGCGAGCGTAGGTCAAGGCACTGGCATACCCCTGTGGATCTTGTTTGACCGCAGGGAAGTGGACGATGCCGCACTCCAGCATCTCGCCAGACTCGTGGACAAAGACTGTCTCGCACATGATGCCGTCATTGCAGTCGTAATTTTTTTGCAGTAAAAAGATGCCGTTCTCATTTAAGGCATCAATGACCGCTTCCACACAGGCTGACAGGTCAGCATATCGGCTGCGGAAATGTGGGTTGGTGCTGGTCTTCAGAGCTGGGCCAAAGGCACGTTGGGCTTTGACAAGGGCTGATGCAATCTGTTTCATTTGTATTCCTTAATAGTGAGCGTTGACTGACGAATGGAGTAGGCTTCTTTTGCTGGCGTGATCTTCTCAGGCGTGGCTTTGTAGTGACGCATGGGCCACTTAACTGTCCAGTGACCAGCTTTCCCGCTTGCACTGTCTTTCATCATGGACTTGAGATCTGTTTCCCAGCGATCAATATCATCTTGAAGACTTTCGATCTTCTGTTTGGCAACGATGATTTCGGCAATCAGATCCTCGCCATCAATGCCCAAATCAATCTCATCTTCTTTGGCTACTGCCCAAACCCTGTTGGCATCTTTGGTGTTGGCGGCTGGGTAATACTGGATATCGCCAGTCTCTTCAAAGGTTGTCAGGCGGTTGGCAAAGTCGGTGGCTTTGCTCTCGATCTGCTCTTTGGTTTCGCCGTGTGGCTTGAACAAGAAGATGCGAAGTTCCACGCCTGAGTACAGGCAACCGATTGCTGCCCAGTCTAAACCAGTACACATCAACACGCCTTGGACTTGGATTGGCCCACGGTACAGGGGGAGCTGATCCTCTGGGTGACCACGAGTCAGCTTAGATTCCAGCACTCCGTTGCCGATCAGGGCAATGCTGTCGGCGCCCACCACATAGATGCCCTTGCTAGGATCATGCTGGATTACAACATTGTCATCTGGCGTACCGATGGCATCAGCACTGGCGGCAAGTGGCAGGTGCGGATGGGTGAAGGCAGTGTCGGGCATGACGTAGCTTTTCAGCCCAAGGCGCTTTGCCATTTCAGCAAGGATGGCTGGCTCCAAGGCGTTGCCCCAGTCTGCGGCTTCCCCTGCTGGGGTGCGTGGATCTTCACCACGCATGGCTTTCATGCAGAAGGTCAGGACATCGTTGGGTGTGCTGTAGGGGCTGACACCAAAAAGGCTGGGCAATTGTGAGCAGGACAGCATGGTGTCCGAGGTTAATTTAGGCATTGTGAAACTCCTTGATGATGAGAACCCGCTGTTTTCTTCCTGATCGACCAGGGCGGGTCAGCCCAGTGTCAATGATGTAACCCTTGTCCAGCAAGGCACGGAACCGAGCGGTCACTGTAGAGTAGGGGTAGCTCGACAGGTGAGCTAGTACCTCGTCTTGAATGCACCCCTGCGGATAGTCAGCAATTGCCTCATAGACGATCTGCTCCATGTTGGTGGTGTTGACCAACTGGGCTGCTTCCTGACTGGTTGTGGGTGCGTTGCGGCGAACAAGTTTTTTCCAAAATGTGCCGAATTCCATTGAACTCTCCTTAGTAGGTAGGTTGTTTGCCTTGCATGATCGCAAAGTGATAGCATCTTACAACACCAATGGATGCTGATTTTCTAGGTGGTTTCCCTAATTGCTCGTTTGGAATTTGATATAAGATTGATAGCATGAAACATACACACACCAAACCCAAGATCGAGACTCAGCAATTGCTGGTTCGCATCAGACCACAAGCCAAGGCGTTGTTGCAGAAGGCGGCTATTGACCAGCGCAAGAGCCAGTCTGCCATTGTGGACACCTTGATTGTGGATAACTTGTCTGCCGTTTATGCTACCCCTGACGACAGGATTAAAGCTTTTTTGAAAGGCAATGTATGAGCGAGAAATGGGTTCCCCCTGCTGGCACGAGGATCACCTTGCCCAGCATCCATGTGACATCAGACAACTTCAAGTACCAGCGTGGTGCTGACGTACAGGCAACGTGGAGGAAGCATGGCTGGACACCGCCAAGCGCCAATATGCCACCACCTCCCCCAGAAAAACCATCTGAACTGCCATTCATCAAGTCTTTGAGGGCTGTGCGATGACGTTTGAGGATGCCATCCGAGTGTTGGATTGCGTGAAAGAGGGCAGGCCAATGCCCGACAGCGTAGTGAACAGAGCTTTGCAAATAACAGGGGATCTTGATGACTTTGATGGTGAATTTCAGCGTCTTTGGCGAGCCTGTGGGGAAAGGCAGGCCGAGATTCGCTCGTCAAGGGGGATTTGTTCGGACGTACACCCCGCAGAAGACAGCCAATTGGGAGCAGGAGATCGCCCAAGCAGCCAGAGAAGCCATGGGTAGCCAGTCTCCCTTGGACACGCCTGTAGCCCTGTCTGTGCGGGTCTACAAGGCTATTCCTGTGAGCTGGTCAAAGGCCAAGCGGCTCCAAGCGGAGACAGGTGTGCTTAGGCCAGTTGGCAAGCCTGATCTGGACAACTACATCAAGGCCATCATGGACGCTGGCAACGGCATTCTGTGGGTGGATGACAGCCAGGTGTGTGAGTTACATGGGAGCAAGGCATATGGTTCACCTTGCATTGAGGTAACAGTATTGGAGTTATTGCCATGACAGAAGAGACTTTGGAGCAGCGCATCAGCCATCTTGAGCGCCAGTTTGAGCAGATGTCTGAGGCTTTCAGTGCCAACAGCCAGTTGATGGTGATGCTGGCAAGGGAGTTGAAGCGGGTTAGGGATTGCCTGAGCGATGAAGATCCTATGGGGATGCAATGAATGAGCTGGCACTATTTGCGGGAAGTGGCGGGGGAATCCTTGGAGGACATCTGCTTGGGTGGCGAACCGTTGCCGCCGTTGAAATCGAAGATTACCCACGCAGAGTTCTATTGCAAAGGCAAGCTGACGGATTCTTACCTAGATTCCCTATCTGGGACGACATCTGTACCTTTGATGGAAACCCTTGGCGAGGCAAAGTCGATGTCATCAGCGGGGGTTTTCCCTGTCAGGACATCTCAGCCGCAGGAAAAGGGGATGGACTGGATGGGGAGCGGTCAGGACTCTGGACACACATGGCGAGGGTGGTTAGCGAAGTTCGACCCCGATTCGTGTTCGTGGAGAACAGCCCAATGCTCACTACTAGGGGAGGAACACGAGTCATTGCTGACCTTACCCAAATGGGGTATGACACGAGATGGACTGTTATGGGAGCTGCCGACATTGGCGCACCACACCAGCGGGACAGAATGTGGATTGTGGCCAACGCCAGTTCATTCGGAGGCAAGGCAGGGGTTGCAGATTCGCAGGGATGGAAAGAAGGGGACGCAAACAAGTCTCAGCACAGCGGTGCTAACCTGGCCAACCCCACGCACAGCAGGGATGTGTGGCGGGACTGGGAGTTGGGATTTGCTCAACAAGAACACGACAGTGGAAGAGGCCCGACTGATGGGAGCAGGGAATGGTGGTCAGTTGAACCCGCCGTGGGTAGAGTGGCTCATGGGGTGGCCTGTCGGGTGGACAGACTTAAAGCCATTGGCAACGGACAAGTCCCATTGTGCGCCGCAACAGCATGGAGAGTCTTAAATGAAGCGGGGATATAGAGGCGGTGGTCGCAAGCCCATCCAGATTGATGAGCGCAGGGCTTTCAGCTTGCATGACCAGGGCTTCAGCAAGAAAGAGATTGCCGCTAGATTTGGTGTGCCGTACAAGTCATTGCTCACGATCTTTCGCAAGGCTGGCAGATTCACAGTCAAGGGTCAGTACAACTGGAAGGAAAAAAATGGATGAAAGCTTATGGCGCAAGCGGCAGGTTGAGCAGCGTGTGGACTCTGCTGAACAGGCTGTCCAAGAGTTGCGTAGCAGGGTGGAATCGCTGAATCCCTACCGCAACCACATCATTGAAGAGGTGGCTCAAGCCATCGAGCGCATGGAATCGTTTGGCAAAGACACCATCAGCAGCTTTGCTATCTACATCAGGAGCATGAAGGAATGACACATAAAGCATTGATTAGACAGCTTCAGATCAGTTGCCTTGGACTTGACCCTATTGACCCATTGCGCTTGCTTGTTGACGATGTGATTGCGGCATTGTCACAGCGCACAGAGCAAAACTTCTGCCCACGATGCGGTAAACGCTCAAAGGACATTCACACTTGCACACCACCACAGCGCACAGAGCAAGAGCCTGTCAAGTTGCCTTGTTGCGGGTACACGGACGCAAGTGCAGTCAAGTGGAATCCTTTTAACCGTGTTGTGCAATGCCACAACTGTGGGCAGACCTACACCCAGCCACAGCGCACATGGGTAGGGCTGACGGATGAGGAGTTAACAGACCTTTTCTACAACACCAATTTAGGCCAACAAAGTGCAGTTTCTCAAGCTGTTGCGTTGCTCAAGCAAAAGAACACATGATTAGCAGAGTCATCTTCCTGTGTGCTGTGATTGGCTTTAGCGTCAGCAATCTTTTGCCAGTCACTGTGGAATTACCAAAGCCTTTGACCACAGCACAACTACAGGCCAAGGCCAAGAAAAAACAACTTAGTGAAATTTGTCAAAAGAAAAAGAGAAGCAAGACGCTCATGGATATATGTGAACGATGGGGGGAAGAAGCATGATTGCCACTATTCTGTGTTTGTTTATAGGCGCAGCCATTGCCATTGGTACGCTGTTGGTGTTTGCCAATGTGTTGGTGTGGATGCAAGATGCTGATGAAAGAGGTTGATCCTGAGCATTACCAGGCAACGCTAGATCACTTGGTGACGATGGCACGGATGCCAGCATTCAAGCGCCATGCATGGTGGCGTGTGCAGGAGCTGGAAGCAGACCCGTATGCCTTTTATGCTGGCTTGAAAGATGAGTTCTTGTCGATCATGCGCCAGGACAAGCCAACCGAAAACGCATGAAATTGCCAGACAAAATTGTCAAATTGCTGGCGCTAAATTCTGGGAAATAATTTCATGGCCCCAACATGAGGGTTTTGCAAATAGCCAGGCGGCGCTGCCAGTAAGTGGCAATTATTACTGTATGCAATGCCATGGATTTATAAATCAGCATGGCAAAGCCAAAGCCAGCACAGAAGACAGACAGAAGCTTGTCTTTGTATGTGCTTGATACATTTTGACAACAAGTCAATGATTAATTGCATCTCTTAGGGTTTATCCCTATTTCATATCACATGAGCAAGCAATAATCTATGTGCATCTAAGGCAATCAAGCCTAGATAAATCTCAAAAACCTACCTACTAAGGAGAATTGAAGATGGAAAAGCAAGATATTTATGTCGTTGTGACTTGTGCAATTGCCCAAGTCTGTTTGCTGGTTATCTTGGCATTGTGGGGTTGATATGAAAACCATCATGCTCAAGAAAGAAGCTCACACAATCAATGCTGGATTGACTCAGACCAGCAAGATGCCTTGCAAATCCTATAGTTTGCCCACAGTGGCTTGCATTACTGGATTCAAGATGGCAAAGATCGCTGGATCAATCTGTTCAATGTGCTATGCAAACAAAGGCAATTATCTGCAATATGCAAACAACATTGAACCAGCACAACATGCAAGATTAGACAGTTTGAATGATGCATTCTGGGTTGATTCAATGGTTGCCAGCATTGGAGCAGATCCATATTTTCGTTGGCATGACTCTGGAGATCTGCAAGGGCTTTGGCATCTTGAGAAGATTGCAGAGGTTGCACAACAAACCCCACATTGCCAGCATTGGTTGCCAACAAGGGAATACTCAATGATCAAGCAATATATTGAGAAGCATGGGGCATTGCCTAAAAACTTGATTGTGCGCTTGTCTGCAATGTATGTTGACAAGGCGGTCAATGTGCCAGCAAGCTTGCAAGGCATTGCCAACATTGCCATCTCTAATGTTCACACAGACAAGGCAATTGGCACAGAGTGCAATGCACCAAACCAGCAAGGCAAATGCCTAGACTGTCGTGAATGCTGGACAACAAAAACCATATCTTACAAAGCACACTAAGGAGACAACATGACCTATAAAACAGAATTCCCAGACTATGACGATGAACTAAGCTTGCCTGAGGGTTGGGTTGATACATCATGGCATAACGATGTCTCTCCCAGCTTTGAGAAGCAATTCGGAGAGGTTACTTACAAGCTTTGGTGTGATTATCCAGACCCAGACCGCCGAGAGGTTGGCGGTGAGCAATTTACTGTCTGTGTTTACATTGAAGATGAGGTCAATTTTGAGTGCATTGCCCAATGTAATACTTTGCAGCAAGCATTGGATTTTGTAAATAAGGAGACAAGCAAATGATTAAAGCAAGCTTTGAATCACCTAATTTCATATTTAGCGCATATGGACAGACAACCGCTCATGCGTTGAATGCTCTTAAGAGAGGATTAGATCAACATGCTAGAGACTATGACCTAGATTCTGATTGGTGGCACAGATGGGAGAACGACATCAGCACAGAATACATTCAATTGAACAAAGCATATAGAGACAGTGAACTTTTAAAGGAGCAAGCATGAAGTCATGGCATGAATACACAGAAGAGGGAATCAATGAGCTTGCACAGAATGCCCTAGATCAAGCTTGCAAGAGCATTCAAGATGAACTCAGACAAGAAGATGGTGGCTTTGCTGGGGTTTATTTCAGCGGAGACAAGGGAGAGCAGATTCTTGCAATCTTGAGACAGTATGCAAGAGAAGAGATTCAATTCATGCAATCATTATTCGAGGATCAAGCATGAAGCCAGACCAATTCTTTGCCTTGCATGAGCTTGCTGGTCTGAAGATGGGTAGCAAAGCCAGCAGAGGAGCTTATGCGGTACTTGTGCAAGGCATGAAGCAGACAGAAGCTTCTCGGTTCATAGAATGCGCCCAAAGTACCATCAGCGCATCAGTCAACAAGATCAAGAATGCCCAGAGACTAGCGAACAAGGGGGCAATCAGGTACTGACAGCCAGCAAAGCCACTTAGAAGACCCTTCGGGGTCTTTTTTCATGTCTGTGCATAATCAGAGCATGGAAACAATCAAGCTCCCTAAAAAGCCAAGAATACTCAAAAAAGAGCAAGCTCCCGATATGCGCCAGTTTGCAGTAGTGCCAATTAGAGCAATCACAGACCGCAATCTCTCAGAGATGCAATTAAGAACATTGCTCATGTTCTGCGCTTATAGCAATCGAGGCGGTCTTACATGGGTTGGACTAAAGAAGATTGCAGAGCATTTTGGATTGACTATGAACACCGCAGCAATCCATACTAGACAATTGATTAAAAAGGGTTATATAAGAGTTCTCTATCATGGATACAAAGGAGAGAGAGCGCATACAAGACAGATTGTCTACAAGGAGGACATGAAGCTGGAGGACATCATAGCAATTGCTGGTGAATCAGCTCCATATCTTCAAGAGAATCAACCAGTTACATCAGGAGCAAAGGGAGAAGACATGAATAAGAGAAGCAAAAAAGTATCTATCAAGAGTGATAGCAAACTGGAATCAATGCAGCCAGGCTATCAACTAGTGATTAGCGATAGAGAAAGTCAATTAGAAGCAATTAGGAAAGCAGTAGGTAATGAGCTTTTCAGCATTGCAGAGCAAGAAGCTGGCAAGAATGCAACACTTGCAGACATCGAGCGCATACTGGCAAAGATGCTTGCTTAAGTACACAATAGCCCTGGTTGGTTAACATAATGGACATTGTATAAAGCGGGTGTTACTACAGTTTGACCCTAGTCATTAGGTACATTTAGCACACACCGCCAGCAGAGCGCAGTAATACTACAGCACTAAAGACGACCCTTTGCCCCCCCACCCGCTGGCTGTATCGAGGGGGGCCTGACTGAATTTTTCCCTGTTTTTTAGCTTGGCGGCTAATTGCTGAGGCTAGCAGAGGTACTTGTTGGCTTGAGGCAGCTATGAAATTCTGGACAAATATTCCCCAACCCATGCTAATAAGCAAGAGTTAGGGATTTGCTGGGAAGCTTAATCGGCTCTCGGGTCGCTGATGTTGCTTCTGGCTTGAGTAAGGCTGATCCTCAAGATATCTATCAGGTTTGGACTCAGGCAGTCCTTTGCTTAACAATGCCCTGATAGCCACTGAATACTGTTTGCACCGTGTACCGTCACATTGAAGAACGGATTGGAGTTGGCATCCAAGCCAGCACATGTAATCAGCAGTCCTCCTGCACGGGAACCTTAGCGGTCTTCTGTGTTCCAAGTACTGTTGTCAGCCAGAACGTCCAAGTGGTTATCTAGGGACTACATCTATCCAAGGCTACGACACCTTGAAGACTTGATTTCCTACCCAGAATACTGATGCCACCAATCACCGATAGACTCTGACAAAGATGCTCTTTCAAGCATGGCTCAACTATGCCACAAATAATTGTTGTCTGCAATGATCGCACTGTGATAGCATAGATTCGCACTTCAAAAAGGAGATAACAGATGGAAGCTGCTAAAGCAGGTGGTAGCCTGCGTAAAAATACCAAGAAAGAAAAAGATTCACAACCTGATCTCACAGGAAAGTGGACAGACCAATCTGGTCAACAGTACTGGTTGTCGGCATGGCGCAATGTTGATGACAAGACTGGCAACGTCTGGTTCAGCTTGAAGCTTGGCGCTCCTGTTGAACAACAATCTGGCGGTTACGAATCCAAGAAGCCTGCTCTTGTACAGAAACCTGTATCTAAGAGCTTTGCTGATATGGATGACGACATCCCTTTCTGATCAACTTGGAGACTCACATGAAAAAAGCTTTGATTGGCATCTGGTTAGTTGCCTCTACTTTCACCGTCTGGGCATCTTGCGTGACCCATACCTATTCTTCTAATGGTAGATACGTCACTTGCACCACTTGCTGTTATGGCAACAACTGCAATACCAACTGCTATTGATGGTTGAAAAGGTAGAGAAGAAGACAAACGGCACTTACCCCTCCGTAAAAGGATGGGGTGGTGTTCGTAATGTCGTCCAGCGTATTGAACGCTCACAAACAATCGTTGCCAACCGTGAAGCTGTGGCTTATAGCCTACTCACCATGGCTAACACCAAGATCACTGACATCATGGAGTGGGATGACTCTGGCAATGTGCGAGTCAAAGCCAGCTCCAAGATTCCCGAACATGCACTGCAATCAATCAAGAAGATCAGCCAACGAGTAGACAAAGAAGGCAATGCAGTCATTGACATTGAACTGTTTGACAAGGTTCAAGTGCTGCGTATTCTGGCTAAAGCTTCTGGTTTGCTCGATACCCCAGATGATGGACAAAAACCGTCTGTCATTGGCATCAATATGAAAGCACCCGATGTGCAGGACATTGAATGACAAAACATAAAGAGCAGAGTTCCAAGGCAGTGCCGATGGCTGGCATTGATTTGGACTTCAGCAAGTCGCCTGTAATCTACGACTTCATCCAGAACAACGACTTTGTCCAAGGAATCATGGGGCCAGTTGGCAGTGGCAAGTCTTATGGCTGCGCTGCCAAGATCATGGTCAAGGCTGTCCAGCAAGCGCCCAGTCCTGTTGACGGAATCAGGTACTCACGCTGGGCTGTGGTCAGGAATAGCTACCCCATGCTCAAGACCACCACCATTAAAACGTGGTTGGATCTGTTTCCAGAAGGCACATTTGGCCCAATGCTGTGGACACCACCCATTACCCACCACATCCGACTGCCTGCTCGTGGGGATGCCGCTGGTATTGACTGCGAAGTGATCTTCTTGGCTCTTGACCAACCCAAAGATGTCCGAAAACTGCTGTCATTGGAGTTGACTGGCGCTTGGGTGAATGAGGCAAGGGAGTTGCCCAAGGCTGTAATTGACGGATTGACCCACCGTGTTGGACGATACCCAACTAAGCGGGATGGCGGTGCATCTTGGTCTGGCATCTGGATGGACACCAACCCCATGGATGATGACCACTGGTGGCATCGCATGGCAGAGAAGGAAAAGCTGACAGGCAAGTTTGCTTGGAAGTTCTGGAGACAGCCAGGCGGCGTGACCGAGGTCAACAGCGATGATCTGCCTGAGTTCCCAGAGGCCAATGATCACATTTTCAGTGCTGGCAAGTGGTGGAAGATCAACCCAAAAGCCGAAAACATCAACAATCTACCCGCTGGCTACTACCTCCAGATGCTGGGCGGCAAGAATCTAGACTGGATCAAGTGCTATGCGGGTGGCGAGTACACCTACGTCCAAGAAGGTAGACCAGTCTGGCCTGAGTACGAAGACAGCACCATGTCTGGAGACACCGAAATCGACATGACCGTGCCGATCCAAGTGGGTCTTGACTTTGGTTTGACCCCAGCAGCCACCATTGGACAGCGTTTGCCCAACGGAAGATGGATCATCCACCAAGAAATTGTCACTTTTGACATGGGTTTGGAGCGGTTCGGCACTCAATTGCTGGCTGAACTAAACGCCAGATACCCTAATCACCAAGTAATGATCTGGGGTGACCCCGCTGGTATGGCACGAGATGCTATCTACGAGGTAACAGCCTTTGATTTCCTGCGAACCCTTGGCCTAAAAGCCCAGCCAACTGCTAGCAACGACTTCAAAGTGCGCCGAGAAGCATCTGCCGCACCCATGCAAAGGCTGATAAATGGCAAACCTGGGCTGATTGTCAACCGAGAATGCAAGCTTTTACGCAAGGCGCTAGCAGGTGGATATCACTTTAAGCGCATCGCTGTCGGCGCAGGCCACGAGCGGTTCCGAGATGCGCCAAACAAGAATGAACACTCGCACATTGGTGATTCCTTTGGATATTTGATGCTGGGCGGGGGTGAATACAACCGCATGACCCGCAGTCCAACCTACGGCGCACGACCCTTGGGTCAGCTCATGAACGCCAATACCGACTTTGATGTGTTCTCATAAGCTATCAGATTGATAGCATAGTATTGCTTTTGGTCATGGAGCGCATAGAATCGCCTCATGGATGACCTGATCAAGCATTTTTTCTCTGATGGCTTGTATGCCAAGGAGATCCGCATACCAGAAAATCACTGTGCTACTCAGCACAAGCATACCTACGACCACATGAGCATTTTGGCTGAAGGTTGTGTTGTGGTAAAAGTCGATGGGGTCGAAACTGAGTACCATGCGCCAGCTTGCATCAACATTGAAGCTGGCAAGAACCATGAAATCATTGGGGTGACGGACAGTGTGTGGTATTGCATCCATGCCACTGCCGAAACTGATGTTGAAAAAATTGACGAAGTCTTAATAAGGAGTTAACCATGCCATTAATTGCATTAGCTATCGTTGGAGGAAGCATTTACACAGCAGGTGAATCTAGAAAAGCTAGACGAAGTGCAGAACGCAACCAAGAAAAAGCATTGATGCAACAGCAAGCTGATGCTGAAGCTATGCGGGCTGAGCTGGCAAAGCAAACAACTGAATACGCCAAGCAAGGCGCTTCACTTGAGCAGCAAGCCAAACTTGCTAGAGATCAGTTTAATGCGGCTCAGTTGCAATACGGCGAAAACAAAGCCGCCATGGAAACAAAAGCTAAGGAAGTGCAAGCCGCTGCTGAAGAAGAACGCCGCAAAGCCGCCGCTTCTGAAGCATCTGCACTGAAAGCTCGCACTCGTGGTGGTCGCCGCTCCCTGTTATCTAAAGAGCGCATGGATTCTGAGCTTGGTCTTGGCATGACTACCCTTGGCTCTGGAATGACGGTGCAGTAATGGCTACCAGTTACCAGAAAAAAAGGGCTGTACGCCGTGCTACGTCAGACATCGATCGTCTGGCTAAACAATACCAGCAAGAAATCGCTGGCATCACTGGTGAATACGAAAGCCAGTTCTCTGAATACTCCGCTCAAGCCGCTGAAAAAGAAAGCGTATTTAATGTAGCCAAGAAAGCATACGACACCAAGTATGGCTCCTACCTAGATCAGCTCTCTGCCTACAACGAAGGCATGACCAAGTATTCAAGTGAGATTACTAAATATTTGGATAAAGTTGCCGCTACCCAAGAGCGGGTAATGGAACTGCCAAGAGACAAATATGGAAAAATTTATTTTGAAACAAATGGAAAACGAATTGGTCTGACCGAGTTAACTGACAACGCAAAAAACTATGGCTTTGAATATGTGGTTGGGCCATATGAAGCTGGTTTTCGAGGCACAAGCAAAGTAATTGCCAAGCCATTGATGACAGACAAAGAGCCAGTTGCACCAACATCACCTGGTAAGTTCACTGAACCAGCACCAGAGATCCCAAACATTGGTGAGTTTGACTCTTCACAGTTCGAAGCACGAAAAACTCAAGCAGAACAAACACTCAAGCGTGAAGTTGGTGAGCGCCGTGCTGCCAAGCTGGGTGCTGTATCTCGCAAAGCCACACGCCCACTACTTGGAGGAGCGACACCATGAAAGAAGTATGGGACAAGCCAAGACCAAAAGACTTGGGTAAGTCAAAGCCGCTCTCTCCAGTAGAAAAACGCAACGCCATGCGCCGTGCTGCCAAGTCTGGTAGACCATATCCCAACTTGGTGGACAACATGGCGGCGGCAAAGGACAACAAGTGAGCAAGTACGAAGACCCAGAAGGTGGATTGACGGAAGCTGGACGGCGCAAGTTTGAGCGTTCTGGTGAAAGCAAGAATCTGCAAGCTGGTGTCAAAGAGTCTTCGCCAAGCGGTGAGAAAGCTAGACGCAAAGGCTCTTTCTTGACTCGCTTCTACACCAACCCAAGTGGGCCACTGGTGGATGACAACGGAAAGCCAACCAGATTGGCGCTAGCAGCAAACGCTTGGGGTGAACCAGTGCCACGCACCGCCGCATCTGCGGCAAGACTGGCGGCAAAGGGTCGCAGTTTGTTGAGCAAATACAAGATGGAAGACGAGGACTGAACCATGAAAGACAGCAAGACAAAAATGCAAGACAAGGTCGCCAAGGTCATGCGTGAGTACAAAGCTGGCAAGCTCAAAAGCTCCAGTGGCGACAAGGTAACCAACCAAAAGCAGGCTGTGGCTATTGCCATGTCTGAAGCTGGCATGAAACAGAAGAGCAAATAATGGCAACCCTGTTAGTTAATCGTGAGTCACAAAACCAGAAGGCGCAGTTTGTTGCGCTGACCCACAAGAACAACGATGGGGAGCAAGTAATTGCTGGCGCTGATGCGCCTGTAATCATGGTTGACGTTAACCACCAGCGCAACCATGATGGTCGTGGTTATTTTGCGTACAAGCTTGCGCCTGACTCAGCACCATTGGCAGACAATGCAAGCATCAACATTGTGTTGGCTTCACCATCTGGCGTGTTTCCACATTTGACTGTGGAAGCAATGTGTCTTGGAAACGCAGAGCTGTACATCTATGAAGGCGCATCTACCACTGGTGGAACAGCATTCACGCCAATCAACCGCAACCGCAACTACGCCGTCAGCAATCCAAGCCAAATAGCAATGGTGATCAACCCAACAGTTACATCAGTTGGTACAGAGATTGATGCACAGATTATTCCTGGAGGTTCTGGCAAGAAGTCTGGTGGTGGTACTGCTGGCTCATTGGAATATGTACTGAAGCCATTGACAAACTACTTGTTCCGTTTGACAAACGTGAATGGCACAAGTCATGCCGCATCTATGACGTTGGAATGGTACGAATAAAGGGAAATCATGGAATACGATAAAAAAGCACCAGGCGGTATGCGCCTCAGTCCTGAGCAAATCTTGAAGCGCCAGCAGATAGCGCAGACAAAGAAGGACGAATTCCAGCAACTCTATCAAGATGCATATGAGTTTGCCTTGCCCCAGCGCCAGCTATACGGTGTTTGGGAAGGCGGCGCTGTTGGCTCCAAGAAAATGCAACGTGTCTTTGACTCTACTGCTATCAACTCTACCCAGCGGTTTGCCAATCGCTTGCAGTCTGTCGTGTTTCCACCTCAGCGCAAGTGGGCCAAGCTAGAAGCTGGTAGCCAGATTCCGTTTGAGAAGAAAGCTCAGGCTCAGGCTATCTTTGACCAGTACTCAGATGAGATGTTCACCGTCCTCAAGCAGTCAAACTTTGACATTGCTATCGGTGAATTCTTGCTGGACTTGGCTGTGGGTACAGCCTGCATGATGGTTCAGCCTGGTGACGATGTCAATCCAATCAACTTCATCCCTGTGCCACTGTTCTTGGTGAGCTACGAAGAGGGTGCAAATGGTCAGGTGGACAACGTCTACCGCCGTATGCGTATGAAGGGCGAGGCTATCCAGCGCCAGTGGCCTGATGCCGAGATCCCAGAAGAGATGGCTAGACGCATTGAAAACAAGCCAACAGATGAGATCGAGTTGTTGGAGGCCACCATCTATGACGCAAACCGTGGTGACTATTGCTACCATGTGATTGACCGTGTCAGCAAGAACGAGATTGTCTACCGCCGCCGCAAGATGTCTCCATGGGTGATCAGCCGTTACATGAAGGTGGCTGGTGAGATCTATGGTCGTGGGCCATTGATTACTGCCCTGCCCGACATCAAGACGCTGAACAAGACCAAAGAGTTGTTGCTCAAGAACGCATCCTTGGCTGTGGCTGGCGTATATACAGCGGCAGACGATGGCGTGTTGAACCCCAACACCGTCAAGATTGTCCCTGGTGCGATCATCCCAGTGGCTCGAAACGGTGGGCCACAAGGCGCTGCCCTGCAACCATTGCCACGATCAGGCGACTTCAACGTCAGCCAGTTGATCATCAATGACATGGTGCAGAACATCAAGCGCATCTTGCTGGATGAATCGTTGCCACCAGACAACATGAGCGCCAGATCTGCCACTGAGATCGTGGAACGCATGAAGGAACTGGCTCAGAACTTGGGTTCAGCCTTTGGTCGTCTGATCAATGAAACCATGATCCCGCTGGTTGCCAAGATCCTAGAGGTCATGGACGAGCGTGGACTGATTGACATGCCTTTGCGGGTCAATGGGTTGGAGGTCAAGGTTGTGCCTGTGGCTCCATTGGCTATGGCGCAAAACATGGAAGAGGTCAACTCCATCATGCAGTTCATGCAAATCGCCCAAGGACTGGGTACAGATGGTCAGTTGGCTATCAAGAACGATGTGCTGGTTGACTACTTGGCTGACAAGCTGGGTGTGCCAGCGGCTGTCAGGAACACAGCGGCTGAACGTGCTGTGCTGATGGAAGACATGCAAGCGCAACAAATGCAACAGGCTATGGCTATGCAACAACAGATGGCAATGCAGGCTCAGGGAGCCTTGCCAGCGCCAGCAGGGGCAGCTTAATGTCTTGGGAAGAGCTAGAGGCCATAGGCCAGCCTACCGATGTCAGGGAAGTCGAGCAAAAGAGGGAAGACCTTGCCAGACTTACCCTGCGTGTCTTTGGCACTGAGGACGGCTTAAAGCTGCTCCAGTGGCTCAAGGATATGTATGTGAATGTGCCTGTTGCCGTGCCAGGTACTGACTCTTCACACGCCTACTTTGCCGAAGGGCAGAGGACGGTGGTGAGGGAAATTGAAGCACGAATTAACCAAGCGAGGAAAATTTGACCACTGAAGCAACAACTGACCAACCCGCATCCAGCGGCCTATTGGACAATGTGCAAGTGACTGATGAAAGCACTCCATCAAACCCACAAGCCGTAGAGATTAACCACCGATCTGACACCACTGCGGCAACCAGTACAGCCCCTACAGGCGGTGATGAACCCCTAGAGCGGCCTGACTTCTGGCCTGAGAACTTCTGGAAGAAAGACTCCAACGAGCCTGATCTGGAAGGTATTGCCAAAAGCTGGTCAGACTTGCGTAAGCAAATCAGCCAAGGCAAGCACAAAGCGCCAGCAGATGGAAAGTACGATACCAAAGCCTTTGGCGACAATGCTGAAGACAACCCCATGGCTAGTACCCTGACCAACTGGGCAAAGGACAATGGGCTGTCTCAGGCGGCTTTTGACGACTTGGTCAACAACCTACAGACTCAGGCTCAAGAGATCATGGGCGGGGATATGGTAGACCCAGCACAGGAACTTAAAGCTCTTGGCCCCAATGGGAAAGCCATGGTGGACGGCATGGTGAACTGGGCTAGAGGACTGGTTAACAAGGGAGTCTGGTCACCAGATGACTTTGAAGAGTTCAAGATCATGGGTGGTACAGCTAGGGGTATCCGTGCCTTAATGAAGGTTCGGGAGTCTTACGAAGGTCGAATCCCAATTGATTCAGCCCCTCTGCCTGGTGCAGCTTCTAAGGATGAGCTGTACCAAATGGTGCAAGATCCTAAGTACAAGACTGACCCTGCATACCGCCAGAAGGTCGAGAAGATGTTTCAAGCAACATTCCGATAAGATCTCCAAGGCAAGCAGTTGCCCTTTGCCCCTACTTGCGTGGGGGCTTTTTTTCGCCTATACTCAACCCCGTCAAGCGTAACGGCACGACACCTAAAGCCCTTTGGCTCTAGCTTTCTATCCCTTATTTTGGGGACACGCCGTTACGTGGAAAGCTGGAACCAGAGGGTTTTTGCTTTCCCGACTCGGGAACTATGCGGCACGTCGGTGGTAGAACCTTAAATAACCCTGTTACACGAGCAAGCCAGAGCGGGGATGGTGGGCTAAGAATAGAGCCAGGTGGTAGGTCAGCAATGACTGCAAGTCTGTTCAGTGTGATGCGATGGCATGGCTCCGTAGGGCATACATCGAAGCACAGGCGAACTGTTGGTTTTGACCACGGTAAGGCTGTGCTTTGCTCAAACATTCACCATAGGGCATTTATATGAAGCAACAGATCAGAAGTCTAGAAGCAAGATCTAGGAAGTTGTCTCTGAAAGCTAAGATGGATAACCTGTCTGACAATGAGATTGCTTTGAGACTGAGAAAGTCTTCTGATGGATTCCTAAGATCAAAAGAATGGAAAGAACTAAGGCTTAAAGCTTTAGAGTTATATGGATTAGTGTGTATGCAATGTGGAAGGGATAACTCTAGGGAGTACCCAATCAATGTTGATCACATAAAGCCTCGCAAGTTCTTTCCTGAGCTTTCCTTGGATATAACCAATCTTCAACCTATGTGCGGCCCTTGTAATAAGAAAAAGGGAAATAAGTACAAAATGTGTTGACAGGTGTTAAGAACTGATATATATAATGTAAGCATAGGCATATCTGGTAACAGACCCTTAACCGCAGTGGATGCTGTAGATTGGCTGGCTTAACCAGCAAGCATTCGGCCCTGACTCTCAGGCTTACCGTGGCGAGAACCCTGATCAATTAACTAAACGAGGTATCCAAATGAGCGTTTCTCTTTCCAACGCCTTTGTTACTCTGTTCGATGCGGAAGTCAAGCAAGCTTACCAAGGTAAGGCAATGCTGGTTCCAGCGGTTCGCCAGCGTCGAGGAGTCGAAGGTTCAACTGTTAAGTTCCCTAAAGTGGGTCGTGGTGTTGCCACTGCTCGTGTTCCCCAAACTGATGTCACCCCTCTGAACGTAGCATTCAGCACCGTCACTTGTACGTTGGCTGATTTCAATGCTGCTGAGTACAGCGACATCTTCTCTCAAGCTAAAGTCAACTTTGACGAGCGCCAAGAATTGGTGCAAGTTGTTGCTGGCGCTATGGGTCGCCGTCAAGACCAGATGATTCTGGACGCATTGGGCGCTTCCAGCACCAGCTTGACTGTTGCTAACAGCATTGGTGGTTCAACCACCAACATGAACGTAGCCAAGCTGCGTGAAGCCAAGCGTTTGTTGGAC